AACAAACAAAAAGCTTGCCCCAAGCGGAACTATAGGTACCCCACTTTCTGGAGAAGAAAGAACTAATTTAAACTTAAAACAAACTGAATTAACTAGAAACGTTGCTCGTCTTAAAATTAGAATTGCTGACCTAGAAAAACAAAAGACTAGCAGCGGCCTTACCAACTCACAAAAAATTGCAATTCAAAACCTTCTTAATGCTGCGCAAACAGATTTAAAAAGAGCGTCAAACAGCTTGGCAATTATTACAGCTCAACTCAAAGCCCCTGTTTACCCTGGCCAAAAAACTGCTAAAAAGTCAGCTAGTGTAACAGGCAAAGACCAAAAAAAGTCGTTAGCACCTGTAGATAATAGGCTTAGGTATAACATTGGTTCGGTAAAAGAAGCGTACTTTACTTCTAGGACTGAATTTCTGTTAGAAAAAGCAAACACTGATAAGTTGGGCTCGGCTGTAGAAAATAACCGTCCTTCACCTTCTTTGACGTCTGCACTTGAGCTGTGGGCTAATGGCCAATCTAGTAAAGGAATGTTTGTTACTTGGCGAGATTTGTCTACTGGGTTTGAAGCGGATAAGGCTGATTTAGGATTACTAGGAACTAATGAGAAGCTGCCGCCGCACGCTTTTCGTTTTCAGTACAACCCTGGAAGTATCAGCATGGCTTATGCGGGAACGCCTTTGGTCGACCCCAACTTTGAAGCGGCTGGTCTTGACAAGTTTAATCTAACCGGAACCGGTGTGACTCAGAGTACCATTCAGTTTCAACTTCTCATAAACCGTATGTACGACATGAAGTACTACACCCGAGAAGGAGAAAACATTGCGGATGGCGAGGGAGGGTTTAATGCTCCAGGAACCCTTAAGCCTGGTGCAGCAAATGTGTACGGGGAAGAGTTTGTTAGTGTAGAAACTCAACGTGCTATTTACAACATGGGAACAATGTACGACTTCGAGTTCTTGTTAAGAACAATTATGGGCTACACCATGAAAAGCTCACTGCGTGACTACAGCTTCTTTGACGACAAAGGAACTGCGGACATGGGCTTTTTAGGTGCCAGGCCAGTAGAGCTTCACCTTGGAAAAAACATGCGTTACTTAGTGTTTATTACAGGCATTAACGTAGAACACGTTATTTTTGATAACAGAATGGTTCCCTTGTTTAGCAACGTCTCTATTACATGTAGCCGCCTGCCAGACTATCAAAGCACTAACAAAACTCCGCTTACTGGTGAGCCTAGCGTACCAACTAACAATGGTAGCTTTGTAGGCTCAGAAGATTACAGAAGGGCGCTAAGATAGTGATTTATGTAGATAGCAGATACGCTGATGGAAACGTCATAGCAATTGAAACAAACGCTGGGCCGTCTATTGCGGTTTTAAGGCAGTTTCCAGAAGATTCCTCTAGATTTTACGGGTATGTGTGGAAAGAAAAAGACCGAATTGATTTAGTGGCTAATCTTCTTCTTGGTTCCCCATCTTTGTGGTGGAAAATTATGGACTTTAATCCCGAAATAATTAACCCGTTTGCCATTACAGTGGGAACTGTACTTAGGATTCCAAGTGACTGATTCTTCTAACTTAACCTCTAGGGGAAAATACCGCAAAAGTACCAGCATTTCTGTAGAATTTCCTACAATTCCTTCTTTGACTAAAACGCCTAGACGAGCAGACCTTTACCAAAAACAAAACCACCACGACGTGCTAGTTCTGGAGTACCCTGTGCCAAGCTTGTTGTGGGCAAACACAATTAAAACAGGTGTTCCAGTAGTGTTTAAATGGACTCAGTTGGGGGTGTACAACGAATGGGTAGGTTACGTTTCATTTGTTTCTACCACTAAAAGTGTTGGTAGACAGCAGACTATGGAAGTACACTGTGTCTCAGCCTCATACCCGCTCAAGCAAAGGGTAAACAAAGTATTTAAAAACAAAACTATTCCACAAGCAGTGTCTGAGCTAGTAAAGCCTTACGGGTTTAGTTTTGTAGGAGATAGCCACCCAAGAAAGTTCGACCAACTAGTTATTTCTGGTCACTCAGTTTGGGAGTGGATTCAGGAACAGGCAAAAATAATTGGGTTTGCTGTTGTTGTAGAAGGAACCACATTTTACTTTAGAAAAATAGATAGCCTTATTGACACAAAGTCAAGTTCAGCACCAGTGCTCAGCTATTTTGGTGGGGAGATAACCATGGGCTCTCAAGCAATTGACCGCACCCTAGACTCTTTGACTGTACTTCGTGGAGAGCACGTAGAGGGGCAAGAGGTCAGTAGAACCAACAAAGTTGTTGGCGGTGTTGACCCCATCAGCGGAAAAGTGTTTAAGAGCACAAAGACTCCTGGGAAATCGGGCAAGGCGTTACGTGCCAACACAAACGACGTTTTGTTTGATGAGTACCAGACTGGGCAGGTTGTCAACAGCCACACGGCGGCCTTAAGTATGGCTGCCGGAGCGGCAACCGCCGCACGCATGACCATGCCTGCTAAAATTGTGGGTCAAGGAGACCCTAGAATCCGTCCTTTTAGTCCTGTGTTCATAACAGGAACAGGAGAGTATACGGACGGGTATTGGGTAGTTAAAGAAGTCCACCACATGTTTCACAAGATTGGTGAGTATCAAATTGAAGCGGTTATTGCCACAGATGGTATTGGACGCAATAAGTCAACTCCTATGCGAAAAGACCCCAACAGCTTTGTAGGAACAGTAGACCTAAATGCAGCATTACTATCAAAAAAGCATGGGCGAGCAATTAAACAAGGCACTCGGCTAGAAGTTAAATCTCCTATAATTAAACAAGGAAACCAAGGATTTAACAAAGCTTCTGCTAGATGGAAGTCCAGCCCCGTACCTGGAAGGAGAGCCTAATGATTAACAGAAGTTTTGAACGGGCTATTTCACTGCCTTTTTCTATTGACTCTTACGGAAACGTATCCAGCACCAAAGACCAAAGTAAGATTTGGGCAGATAAAGTGCGGTCAGTAGTTGGTACTACTGTTGGCGAAAGGCTTATGCGGTCAGATTTTGGGACCAACATTCCTTATGCCACGTTTAATGGTAGGGAGCTAGTAGCAGAAACCACTAGACAAGAACTGTTTTCTTCTTTTGCTAAATTTCTTCCTGCTCTTACTTTAGAAAAAGTCTCCGTAACCTTTAACGAAGACGACCACGTTCACGCAGACGTTACGTACACCTTACCAAACCAGCAAGAGATGACCCTAACTGTAGGGTTAGCGTACATCTCTGGCGACGCACCTATTTATGAGGAGTTCCTATGATAAACAACACTAACGCACCTATTTCGGTGGACTATACGAACAGGGACTACTACTCTCTTCGTGAGCAGCTAATCACCCGAGTTAACACCCAAATTCAGGAATGGACAGGACAAGACCCTACTGACTTTGGGTTAGCCATGGTCGAGTCATTCGCTTATGTAGGTGACATTGTTGCTTACTACATTGACCGAATTGCTAACGAAGGTTTTCTGCTTACAGCCACTCAACGTCAAAGCCTTTTGGACCTTGCAGCTATTTACGGGTACACCCCTTCTGGATTTCAGAACGCTTTGGCAACTGTAAAGTTTACTAACAGCTCTTCTTCAAGTGTTGTTATCCCAGCCAATACTCAGGTTTCAGGCGACGTAGTAAACAACGACGTTGTAGAACAAATAATTTTTACCACCATGGAAAGTTTGACTGTAGCGGCTAACAACTTTGCTTTCGTCACGGCTTACCACGGAGAAAACATTTCACAGCGTGACGGCAATGAAGCTGACCCGTTAGATGCGTTTGACGTTGCTGGAGAAGTACTGGGTATTTCGGACGGATTGCCTCAACAGTCATTTGTATTGTCAGAAAATCAAGTAGTAGACGACTCGGTTGTGGTTTACGTCAAAACTGGAAGTACCACTCAACCTTGGACTCGAGCTTCTCACATTGCCGACTACGGACCACAGGACTCTGTATTTTCAGTAAGTATTGACGCAGACAACTACGTGTACGTGACCTTTGGTGACGGTGTTTCTGGGGCTATTCCTCCCTCTACATCAGTAATCAAGGCAGAGTACACCGTAGGTGGCGGCGTTGCCGGAAACATTCCTCTCGCTATTCTTGACTCAATTATTAAAATTCCAGGACTGACTGACTCACAAACCTCGGCTATTGCTAGTGTGGTTTCTGTAGCGAACACTACAGTTGGTAGCGGTGGCGCTGAACCAGAAAGTAACACTCAAATACGAACAAACGCACCTCTAGCTTTGTCCTCGACTAACCGTGCGGTGTCGTTGAAAGATTACGCTAACGTAGCGTTGACTACTAGTGGGGTTGGCAAGGCAAATGCTGAAGCGGATGTCTGGTCTTCGGTAAACGTGTACGTAGGTCCTGAGCAGACTGAAAACAGCAGCAACTTGTATCCTTTGTTTACTGATGTTTCTGGCACTTTGACTCTTGACACTGTTGAGTGGGATAAGCTAAAAGCTAAGGTAGTCGAGTCTCTAAGAGACCGAACTCAAATTGGTGCTAGCGTAACTATTTCCCCACCAGCATACATTAAGTCTGCTATTGGAGTATCTTACACTCTTGCAAGCCAGGCAGTAGAGGCTCAAATAGACACGGCTATTACTAGCGCA